ATACAGTTAAACAATTTGATTGTGTAGTTGTATTTTGCGCAAAGTTATAAGCAGAGGCACTATATTGTGAATATAATTTATTCGCATTTCTTACAACAAATAAAGCAGGTGAAGAACCAGTGTACATATTAACTGGATAATCATAACTATATCTAAAATACAAATTGTCGTAAGTTGTACTATCATCGTTTGTTTTATATGAATCAAAATTCTTACAATGTTCAATAAATGATTCGTCATCCAACTCATGTTTCCATAGATTTATTTTGTCAATATTTCCTTGGAATAAATTACCTCCACCTGTATAGTTTCCTATATAGAGCAAGCCAAATGAATTGAATGTTTCATTTATACCTTCAGTTCCACTAATAATTGATTTTGTATCATCAAATACAATTTCATCGTTATCGACAGATGTTACTCTTAAAGAATATTGATATGGCAATTGTCCACCTGAACCAGTATCATAACTGGAAGATAAATTAATTTGTTTAATTAATACATTGAATACATTCCCATTAAACAATGGTAAAGAATCCGTTTCAAGATAATCCGTTGGTCTTCCATATGGAGAAGACATATCAAATTTTAATTTTCCAAAAGTATCTTTAGATTCTTTAGTAATTGATACATCCCAATTAGTAGTTTTTAGAAGACTAACTTTAGTATTTTGTGGATAAATATAATCACTATCAATTCTGAATTTGAATTCTATTGAATTGACATAATTGGATGACCCGGACACTGGAATTACTATTGCATCCCCATTTCTAGTATATTTTGTAAAATAATATTTGTTTTGGTATGTGTAGGATGAATTATCCTCATCAGATATCTTATTACCACCGTATTCCTTAACATTCAATAAACTACGAGGAATTCCATATATATTAGATACTACTCTAATACATTCTTCGGTTCCTTTGGTCTTATAAATCAATGGAAGAGTCTTTAAAATTCTATTCCAAATTATCTTTAATTTGTCATAATCGGAATAAGCGTTTGAACCCGTCAAGTAATTAGCTTCGATGGACGAATTATCAAATGAACTAATTGGATTCCACCCAAATTGTTGTAATAATGTATTTGCTACTGTACTTACATAACTTGATGATAAATTACTTTCAACATATTGTTGAGTTGGAAAGTTTTTAATATACAAGTAAATATTATCAAAATGATGTCCGATCATTGATAAGAAAATCAAATAATCAGTGTTATTATCATCTAAAAGAATATATTCAGGTGTATTATTTACAAGGCTATCTCTGTTATTCTTGTCAAATTCAATTGCATTTTCAATATAGTCTGGATAATTATAGTTTTGTACATATGCACCACTAACAAATGATGTTGTACTACCACTTACCAAGGTAATATTTTGATAGAGATATGAATCGTATCCATCAAACGAATTAAATATTGTATTTAACTGTGACTGATAACCATTTACTTCTTCGGCATATGATGCACTAATAAATGGATATGAACTTAATAATGTATAAGATGATGCACTATTAGCAGCAGATGCGGATAAAGTAGTCAATATAGAATTAATTGACTTATTGAGTTGATTAATAGATGTTACTTTGTTTAAAAATAACTTAGTTCTCAATTCTGCAGAACCGAATACAATGAAATTTGAAAAATCCGAATAATCTACATTAAGATTATTTAATTTCTTATAAAATTCAACATCATTTTTTGTAGTATTATCTAATTTCAAATCATTTGAATTTTGATAATTAACAGGCGAACTCTTATAAGAATCAATTGGTATTTTAAAATTTGGACCTGATATTCTAAAGTTTCTTTTAACTATAGGAACATTAATTACAAACTTTTGAATTGCAGGTACAAGTGAAATATTTGATATCCAACACTTATCTCTTAATGAAACATTTAATGGTAACTCATCAAATAATTTTACAATAATATTTGTATTACCGTCTTCTTCTACAAATGTATAATTTAATATTGTATAAAATACATCGTTCCCAAAATTCAATGCATTTTTTAAATATGCATACAATTTATTGTTATGGTAAACTTGAACAGTATCAACTACATTTGAAATAAAATTTGTAAAGAATAAATCTATAATAAAATTCTCAACTTGAGTTGTCAAATCAATATTACTAGTATAATAGGAATTGATTTGATTTAATCTAAGTGATATTGATTTTTGAACTATATACTTAAATTGTGTTTTAATCTGTTCAAATGAATAAATTGACTTGTAATAAGTATACAACCAATCTTTAATGTAATTTTTTGTACCTTCAAAACTATTTTGTATCAATTGTCCATTTTGAGAATTTACATAAGGACGATTGAATCCATTATAAGTGTCATCTAAAAATGCGAGTATATCCGCATCAGATTTGAATCCAAAATTGGTTCTTAATAATGTAAAAATTGGTTTATTATTATTAATTAATGAATCACTGTTTTTATAGATTTGATATGAATCCAAAAAATAATTAAATAATGGAATCGTATCTCTAATCAATACTGCTTTTCTTGCAAATGATTGATATTGAAGATTTGTAAGTATATTTTCTTCACTTGTTAAATCTAATTTGAATGAAGGTGTAAGTTTAATTTCTCGTCTACTTGGAGAAATTTCTTTGATATAAAGTTGATAGTCAGGATTACCAGCAACATTTCTTATAAAATTGTAACTTGCAACATGGTTGCCGGAATTAATATTTGAACCGGAAAAATCTTGGAGTGTACTTAATAATATATTTTTATTGAAAGCAATAGTATAACTGCTATTATATTGTTTGTAACTATAAGTTAATGTGTTGTTGTCAACATCTTTATATGTTTTATTTAATATATTATATGTTGTTGAAACAGGTAGATATTTCCACACATTAATATTGCCATCAATATCGTATACACTAAATTCAATGATATCTTGTTCAGAATTTCCAAAATAATATTCTTGAAATGGTACATCAACAAATGTATCCAAATCGTTTTGTAAAAAGTAAGAACCACTATTTAGTGATCCACTATTTGATGATATTGTTGGAAATGGAAATGCCATAAATTATTCATTTTCAGATTTTAAATTAAATGGAAATTGATCAGAAAAATCTTCAGATTTAGTTCCTTGTTTTAATTTAATTCTTAATTCTACTATTAAATCTCTAGCCGCACTTAATTGTGATTTGGAAGGATCAGATTGTACTTCATCAACTAATTGATTTAATCTTTCCTTCAAATCTTGATTTTCACTTAATACTTTGTTATATTCATTTAAGAAAGTTTGGTCCAATACTTGTTTTTGAACAATAGTTTCTGTTTGTATTTCTGTGACATTTACATCATACAAATTTTCAATTTCCTCTTTTTTATAATTAAAATTTATTAATGGAAACACAATATATTGTTCATTTGCTTCACTTGAACTAACATATAAGTTTACATTGCCAAATTCATCAATATTATTAGTGAATTGGCCTGTTAATAAAAAATCATTTATTTGGGATTTTATACTCATCTTGATACTTTAAATATGTTTCCATTATCAAATATTATGACTTCACCGTTAATTTCTGTTTTTATTAAAATTCTGTAATATCTTTCAACGGGTAAACCAGTTGTATCTAATCTGAAATAATGAATTACGCCATCACAACTTAATTTTGTGTAATCATCAAAATCAATTACGAAATTTTCACTTTCATTATCTTTAATCGCATAATATGAATCAGATGGTAATAAACTTGAACTCAAATATTGACTTTGTTGATATCCTTTAACAAAGTTTTTAAGTGGTGCCTTTTCTCTCGCAAATATGTTTATACGAGGTACACTTCCAAATTTATACTCTCTACCTACATTCTTAACAACTACTGTATATGGATTAAATCCTGTTAATGGTATTAAACTACCAGTAGAATATGTACTGTCATCCCATTTTACATCCAAATATGGTTGATAAATAGTATTTGTTTCTTTGCTAAAAAATCTAATAGTAGAATTTATATCATCTGATTGAACCAATTCGAGTGAACTTATCAAAATGAATCCATTATTAGGAACACACCCACATATCCACGATTTCACTATACTTGTAACATCCATATAAATGTCGGATGTACTATATGAATATGATTGTGAACATATTAATGAACTGCCACTTAATGAAGATGAACAGAATGATGATATATAAGTAGATCCACTAGAAACATTGAAAAACGATGATGATATATTAGATGTTGGTTGTGAATATGTGGTTGGTACATTATAAAACCAAGTTGCACCACCATTTTGAAATGATGACGATGCTAAACTTGATGTTAATAAATAGTCACTAAAGTTATATGTTACTGAAGATGCAGTTGGTGTATACCACAAACTAGATGTATTTTGAGTAGTATTATAATACCAACTGGCACCAAAACTGCCTATACCATCAGTATCATATCTTCCAGTGCCCATATCCCAACTTTTACTAATTGGATATGCATATATTTTATAATCTAATGGCACTTCACTTGTAGAAGACGCTTTTAATTTTAAGAAAAATTTAGATCCATTATTTATATCCCCAGATAAAAGAGAACTTGAAATTGAAGTCAAATCAAATTGAATCAAAATTCTACTAAATTCAGGATCATTTGTAAAATTTGTAATAGGATTATAAACACTCTGGGTTCCTTGTAATGTTCCATTTATACATCCACCAAAATTAGTTAAAGATCCATTAACAGTATAAAATGAACCAGTAAAAGATCCTATTACACTTCCACTAACACTGCCTGTAACTGATCCATTGTAATTAGTTAAACTTGATGTTATTGGTATACCCGCACCATATGTTCCAGATACATAACCACTATAATTGGTTGATCTAAATTGTGAAGATCCACTGACATATATATTTGATGATTCCGCTGCACCTGATATATAACTTCCAGAAACTATTCCGTTATAATTTAATACATCAAATGTAGAATAACTACCGGAAAGGCTTGCAGAAGTATAAAAAATTACATTTCTTATTAATTGATTCTGTGCTTTTAATTCTAAAATTTCGTCAATTCCAAAATTTTTATCGGCATAACCAGTTTCATTAGTTATGAATGTGTCTTGTTTTGGAAATATAAATGTGTGCATACTCTATTATATAAATATAAGTATGAAATTTATAAGACTTTTAATGATAAATTTATTAAATTACTGCACCTCTGATATCATTATCTGGATATTTGACTTCAAATACAGACGGATCTAATGATGGATATATAATCTTATTGTGGGTTGCTTCAGATAAATTATATTCATGCGGAGAATAATCTCCATTATTTTGTGTAAGATTTTTAAATTTTACTTCCGCAACAGATTGTACACCTTCGATTTTAGCCAATTCCAATTCAAACTGATTGATATTGATTGGTTGATTAAAATACCACTTATCAACATTAAAGAAATCTTTAGCTTTTTGAAGACATTGATCTAAAACTTCTTTTTTATTGAAATTATTATAAACTAAAATTTTAAAATCTACACCAATATTAATAATATAACCATCTATTATATTAATGCTATCCGATATGATCTTATATTTTTGTAGATATTGTCTGATATTATAAACTAAAGCTTCATTAATTTGAGTCAAATTTTTGTTTGAATTATAGCTCAAAACATATAAATTTAAACTAAATGGATTTGATATATCAAAATTTACTTTTCTAAAGTTATTTTCCAGACTATTATTAATTAATGTTGTTTGATTATCGTTATTTACAAATCCATTTAATAATGTTTGATTTGTTGAAATTGATAAATCTGAATTTGGAATTACCATTACTTTTGCAATTGAACCAAATCTTGGTGGTATTGAATACACTCTAGAAATATAATCATCTACTGTTACTGTTCTATTTTGCGAACCAAAATTAGCCAAGGCATTTTGTCTTATTTCTTCCACACTTTCTTCATTTTGTCCACCAACTGCAGGATTTGGATTGGAGATTCTTAATGAATTTTTTACAGTAGTTAATAATGAGTTTTGAGATGGTGTTAAACCTGTAGTATCATTTAGATATGTTACTGAAGATATATTTTTAATTGTATCAGATGGTGAATTAGAGACTAAACCACCACCAATTAAATATTGTACGGTCAATACCGTATTAGAAGGCGATTGACCGAATGTTTCTGAATTTAGTAGTTTGCTGGTATCATAATTTAAATTCAAATTGCTGATATTTTGTAATCCTACTCCAACCAATTCTGAATTTGGATATATTACTTCATCAGAAGTTGCGTCTGTACCAGCACCAAATTCAAGATATGTCGTATTATTCGCAGTAACATTTACTACAAATTTTCTAGATGTTTTAAAACTTTTAATTAACTTAGGAACTTCAGATGAATATTGAACATATGTATTATTAGTAAAATCAGTATTTTCTGTTTCAGTAAATACTAAATCTTGTGCTAAATAATCAACTTCATACCATCTATTATTGTCACTATCTTTTACATCTATTATATCAACAACATTATTTTCAGATAATGTAATTTTATAAAATGGCACTGCAGTGCCTACTGTAAATGATGCGGTGGTAATTTTACCAGCAATAACTTTTGTTGATTTCTTCAATAAGAAAAATTGTGGTACTCCATAATCATCTCTTGAATACACAGTGACTTCTCTTGGTGAAAATTTACTATCAAGTGAAAAATCAACGGGATCTGTTGTTATAAAACTTACACCACTTTCATTGGCAACTTCCATATATTCTCTTATCTTAAGAGCATAGTTATTATCTGGAATGTAATTATTATTAGAATCTTTAGTAGAAGGAATTAATTGATATAAATCAATGTTTGTGGTAGCAGATTTGGTTGGTTTTGTTTTATATCCGAGATAATTTGCCAATGCTAGAACATTCTTTCTTTCTTCTGCATATGGCATCAAACTTTCTTTAAATTGATAATCGGTATAATATGAAAGAACATCTCCAATATAAGATGCCATTTCAATAAACATCATACCAGGGGATGCATCGCTAAAATCTTTATATGTTCTTGGAAAATAAGTCTTTGAATATTCAATCAAAGATGCTTTAAAAGAAGAAAAATCTCTATTGAGATATTTAATTTCTCTACGGGAACCATTAAAAGACTTTTGTATAATATCTGCCATAATTATATATTATTTTGATTAACTGTCAAATTAAGTGTATCTGTTTGATTGTTAACCGTAAATTGTATTTTTATATATAATATATAACTATCTGTAAGTTCATTTTTTTCTTGATTAGATATACCAATATCCACTTTATTTACAGTTACACCAGGAACATAATTACTGATTTCATCCGTAATAATTTGTTTGACTATATCAGGAGAATCTATAATATTTTGTTCAAATAGATATTCTTGTAAACCAGAACCAAAATTGGGATTCATTCGTCTTTCACCCTTTTTTGTTCTTAACAAATTAGTAATATTGGCTTTTACTTGAGTCAAAGTATCATAACTTTGTTCAAAGTATCCATTTCTACCAATTTGTAGTGGTAATGTAAGTCCTATCGGATTCATATTATCCCATTGATACCATTCCAGAACCTATAGAACCGGATTGTTTCTTTTTATCTACCGCTTTCATTAAACTTCTAAAATCTCTATTAAGAACATTCATTACTTTACCTTGTTCTTCAGTTACAGGAGCAACCGGTTGTGGTGTATCAACCGTTTCATTCATTTGCATACCTGCAAATGCTTGCGATTTAAAATTAGAATCAAGTCCAACTATTGAACCTTCACTTGGTATTTTTACAACAGTTTGATTCAAAATTTCATTTAAAACTGGATTGCTTGAATATTTCTTAATTTCTTTTGGTTTTTGAACCGATTCTTGAACGGAATTTTTACTAATTTGATTTGATTGAATCACATTAGATTGTTTTCCAGAAAGAATCTCGGTCAATACCTTTGGAATTAATGTAGGTAATGTTTTATCCAATTCTTCTCTAATTACTGTTCTGATTATTTCTTTTAATTCATTACTTTTCATACACTATATAATTATCATTAAACTTTTGGGATTGTATTATTTATTTTGTTATTTATTTGTTCTGTACTAGGTGGTTTAGGTATTTTTACGGTTTTGATTCGTTTACCAATGCCAGATTTTATCTTCTTAGCTAATGCAATTCCTCCAATTGCACCTACGGCTCCACCAATACCGGCACCTAATCCTCCACCGAGTTTACTACCGATACCAGCACCAACCCCTCCACCAATTCCTCCTCCTACTGCACCAGCTACACCACCCGAAACAACACCTCCTACAGCACCGCCAATCGCACCACCGGTTGCTCCACTTAATGCACCACCAACACCTCCACCAATTCCTCCTCCTAATTTACTTACAACTTTACTGGCCGCATTTCCAACTGATTTTACTGCACCAGTTAATCTGTCAACACTTTTTCCCGCAATTTTACCAGGACTAAAATGTTGTGGATTAAAATTCGGAGCGGACACTTTAGGTATTCCAACAGACGGTACATTTGGCACACTAGGTAAAGGTGGAACTGAAGGTGTACTTATACCAGATATGTTAGGTAAACTTGGTGTAGATACATTAGGAACTGATGGAACACTAGGTAATGGTGGAACAGATGGAATTGCAGGTTTTGGTATATCAGGAATAGCAGGAATTTCAGGTTTTGGTATGTTTGAAGCAATATCTGCTTTTTTTGCTATTGCAAATTTCAATCCATTTGAAGCTTCTGTAGGCGGTCCGGGTAATGCTGGATCAATATCTTTAAATGATTTAAGTTTGTTTATCATACTTGTTCAAATTGAACTTCTACTGGACCCTCTCTTCTTAACTTACCTTTAAATTCGCCTGGCAATCCTTCACCAGATACTATATTAACAGATACAGGTTCAGTTGCGTTTTTAAATCCTTCTGGAGTAACTCCATCCACTCCTGGAGCATAACCACCACCTGTAACAAATACCCTTCTGCTCATCAATTTATCAAGATTGTCTCTTAAAAACTTTAATTGTTTATCTTGAACAGATTCTTGGGTTTTATCTGGATTTGGTCCTCCTGTTTTTGGATGTGTGTGATTATACCAATGAACATGGTCCAATAACCAATTACACAAATCATATAACCAATCAACTGTAGTTTGACCTAATAAAACTGGTTCATTTGTTTGACCATATTGTCCCAAATAAATAGCAGGACTATTAAATACTGTTTTATTATTTGTAGTCATCACAATCTGATCATGCGCATCAACTGTATATTCACTATCTGTTACAATACCATATCTTTCTTTTGAAAAATGTAATGTTTCTCCAAATCTACTACTTAAAATTAATCGATCTGTATTAATTACAACTTGATCTCCCTTTAAATTTTCAATATCAAAATTAAATGCAGTAGATCCTACAGGAGAAAATAATGGTTGTTCTTCCTTACCTGCTTGGAATATTGATTTATAACAAGTTGTTCTCCATTTTGATTTTGTTAATCCAGATGTAATGTAAATTGAACTACCATCATGATTTATATCTTCATCTATTAAACCACCAACATTTTTTTGCGAATCCGTAATTGTAGGAATTGGTGGAAGTTTAGGATGAACTACTATAGGTTTATCCAATGATAATTTTCTTTGACGATTTCTAATTATAACCATTGGATTTCCACATCCTTCATTAGATGTATTTACAGTAGAATCACCCTTATAATCTGGATAAAAACCTTTATCATTTTCTCTTATATTATCATAAGCACTAAAACGAATAGATTGTCCATGACGACTTTCAATTGTAGTATCTCCTTCATATCTTCTTAATTTTCTAATCTTAGAATTTGATAAGAAATACGAACCCAATACACCTTTTACTTGATTATTTGCAATCTTTTTGTGTGCATTTAAAGATTTTGGACCTGTAATAGGTTCGGTTTTTATATCATCATCAGATACTAAATCTTTATTTCCTGTATTATTTCCATAGAAAGATTCTAATCTAAAATTAGATTCTTGATTTACAAATCCATTTAGATTTAATTTTCTAGTATAGAATAATTTATCCAAATATTTTACAACAATTACCACTTCATTTAACAATGGATATTCTACTATTCCAGTAGATTCCATTGGAAAAGCCCATGATAATTTTTCTTTTTCTAATCCTTGTTGTGAAAAACATAATCTTACTTTACATGCACCAATGTAAGTATAATCTATATCTCTATTAGTAGGTTGATCTCCTTTATAATTTTGTGGAATGTTTCTTGAATCTACTAAATGTCTTTTATTTACAATTTCAGGATGTGTTTCGTCTAAGATTACATCCAACACAATTGCTGGTTCCAATTCATAAAATTCATTCGCAGAAGCCGCAGTACCTGATTGATTTCCAACAGACAATCCAATATTGTTTAATTGTCCGAAACTAATAGGAGACGATTTAATATTAAAATATGGCATATTATTTCTTAATTTCTATTGGTGTATTCATTGTTTCGGTGATTTTACCAACTTCAGCCATTAACTGTTGTCTTTCTTCTTCTGACAATCCACCTACTTCTTCTGCACCTTTATTATCATTACTAACCAATCTTTGTACTATTGCAGCTAATTTTACCAACTGTTCATCGTTCCTAACACTTACATCCAAGTAATCTTTAATAAGAGGAACGATGACAATAGCATCATTTGGTGTTTTAATCATACTTCTTAAATCAGATACTAAGATATCAATTTGATCTTTTTTCTGTTCAGAATTGATTACAACATCTTTGAGTAAGTTTGAATATTTCTTACCTTTATATAGTTCAAAATCTAAATCCATACCTATAAATAGATATGGATTTGAATAATTACACTATCAATTTAATTTACCTCTATCTAAATAAGATTGAGCAATTACCTTTTGATAACTCTTCATTTTATTTATTACTTTGGTAATTTGTTGTGTCTTACATGATGAAATTTCTCTAATATAGAGATACAATGCTTTTTTATTAAATGCATCAATTCTATCACAACTTCTAAACAATTCTATTACTGCATTAGCAATATTCAAATCTCTTTGTTTAGTAAAAATACGACCAACATTTCTTTCCCAATAATCAACCATTAATTTAAGAAATTCATTGGTTTCTGTATCTTTATGATGTGAATCAACAGTTTGTAAACAGACTGAAGATTCACTTGGAGTATCAGCAATATTTACATGTTGATTATATTTTTTGTAATTACCATTATTATGAAAAATAAGATAATTCTTAGCAACAATGCTGAAATAACTAAATGCTTTACCTTTACCTTCTTCGAACTTATTCATATTAGAAACTAAATGCGCAACAGTTTCTTTCTGAATTTCGATGGGGCTATTATCAAAATATGTAAATTTGAATGTGTTGAATACATTTTCTACCAACTTTTCAAATGCATTCTTAATATGAGTTTCATAAATATCATTTCTGATATTTTGGTCTTCTTCTTTATTGTATTTGATAATATACATTTCTGTATCTTTAGTAAAATACATCTTTTCTGTAGATTTCTTCTTGGGAGATTCTGGTTCTACATAAGGTTCTTCGATGATAATCTTAGGTGTTGGTTTCCTAATATTTTTTTCCTTTTTAAGTGGAATAACTTTTTTTTGTTTCTTAACTTTGTTTATAACCATTTTCTTTTTTTGTTTAGTTGATTTTAGGGAGATTTTTTTATTAAGATTTTTTACAACTTTTTTCTTAACATCTCTTTTTTTTAAAACCTTCATTTTTTTCTTGGATTTTTTCATTTAGATTTTTCTTTGATTAATTCAATCAGTCTAACTATCTCTGAAAAAACAAAACCAACATCGTCATCTTTTTCAAAAATTTGTTTATCATCAATTTCTTTTAATTTACGATATGTATTTTCTACCAAATTTTTGTATTGATCGTTCCATTGTTGCATTGTTTCGATTACATTCAATAAATCATTCATTTTAATGAAAAAATAAATGTTTGCGCATATTGAAACCGTCAATACTACTGTGAGTATTATTATTAGTGTTAACATAAATCAATCATAATCTGAACCGTCTTCATTATCAAGATATTCTTCCATAAATGATATTGCTTCATTTACTAAATCCCAATCTTGGTTCTTTTCTGCTTCTTTTAGAATATCCAATACTTCTTTTATATCAAATTCATCCATAATATTTTAATAGTAAACTGATAATTAAATATATCGTAAAAATTTCTAAAATCAAATAATTATTACTAATTTAGTAATTTTAATTTAAAAACTAAAATGGTTAGGTTTATAACTATTATCCACCACCACTTCTTTTATTACTTCCTTTTCTACAGGTACTTCCTTTTCGATATGAACAGGAACTTCTTTAATAATTTCTTTTATTATTTGACCCTCTTTAACTTCTAGTG